AGCTAACGTTAGTGACTTAGCGCGAAGCTTTTGTATAGACGCCTACTAACCGGAATCAATTCTCTTTATTCCACATCCACAACATGGCAACTGCAAGTAATAGTGGTATACTACTTACAAATACAGCCAATAAAATCGCCACTGCCATCCTTCATCACGTGCACATTAAATGGTGGCTCGTGATATGTTGTTAGATACAATCGTAAAATATCACAAAGATCGAAACAATTAATTTCTTCCATGATTTCAATGCCTTGCATCATTTCTTTTGTTACAGATACAAGAGTATACAAACCATCATTCAGAAGAATCAGTTCCATAACGTCTTGTGCCCCAATCTATTATCTTTTTTAAACCTGGTGCAGATAGTTGTACATCTACGCCATAAGATTTCCATGCTTTTTTCATTAGATTTAATTCTAATAAAAATATGGACCACTGTCTTTGTGTAATACCTTTTGGTTTTATTGTTATTATTTTATCTTTCATATGGGATAATATATATATTTTTAGGATATTGTCAACGGCCCTGTCGGTTGTATTTTTTATACGATCTTTTCTTTGATTTATTTAGGCTTTTTGTATGTCTACCCGGACGTTTACGAGGTTTTGGACGTGGTACAAAGTTTGTAAATTTACGCTTCGCCATCGAAATATTCTTCTACTTTTGATTTTAATGTATCTTTTGTTATGTGTGGCATGTAAGTTATTTTACCATTTACATGTTGTTCAAGATCTGTACCGCATGTCATGCATCTATAAAATCTTCTAGTTATACCCACCAACATTGTATACTCATCACACTCAGGGCACACACCATTTACTATTTCTGTATGTACTTTCATTTTAATATTAAAGCTTTAATATATTTTCTTCCTTGATACAACTCTATTTCTGCTTTACCCTTATAGCATTTGTAAGATACAGACTC